GTACAAGTCTGCTTTTGTTGCCGATCAAGAAATAAATATGGTTGCATGTTTGACAACCATCATGATGGAATGTTCATTTAAATGAATTCAATAAATCAAAAAATCGATTTGTTTAAGGATATTATAACCTCAATTCAAAAGACAAAAAAGGACTTGTCAAATGAGCCAGACTTTAAAAAGTCGTATAACGCATTTGTGGTCAATCGTGCGCTATCATATCATGTGGATTCTATACTCTACGCCAATGAAATGAATAGTAGGCATGGACTGGACGAAAATCTACAATATCATTTTTATCTAAATACTATAAGATCTATGAAACGCAAGTTTCAGCCGTGGGTCAAAAAAGAGAAGAATGATATTCTGGAGGCCGTAAAAGAGTACTACCAGTTTTCTAACGCAAAGGCATTAGAGGCAATGCGTCTTCTCTCCACTGATCAGGTTGATCATATAATAACTATAACAAAAAAAGGTGGAGTGAGTAATGTGGAGCGTAGAGGACATGGTGGAGGTGACGCTAAAAGAGCGTGATGACTTCCTAAAAGTCAAAGAAACACTAACTAGAATAGGCGTAGCTTCGAAGAAAGACCAAACACTTTATCAGTCTTGTCATATTCTTCACAAGCAAGGTAAATACTACATCGCACATTTTAAGGAATTATTTGCACTTGATGGTAAGCCAACAAACTTTTCAGAGGGTGATGTCGCAAGAAGAAACTCAATTGCAAATTTACTAGCAGAATGGGGTTTGATAGCAATTGTGAAGCCAGAAAAGACCACAGATCCAGTATCACCTCTAAATCAAATCAAGATATTAGCTTTCAAAGATAAAAATGATTGGCAACTTGTAGCAAAATACAATATTGGTAAGAAAAAAATTGAAACTGAATAATTGATGGAGAGTTATATTATGACAACAAAGTTGAAGTATTTTAAGTTACATCCTCAAGCATTGGCACCAGTATACTCAACAACCAATGCTGCCTGCTTCGATATTTTTTCCTGTACATTTGCCAATATGGGTTTCGACGGATATGATGATACAGGAAAAAAGTTTACTCGACTATTGACAACAGATGGTGGTATAACTGTATGTCCAAAAGAACGTATTCTTGCTCCAACAGGATTAATTTTTGACATACCTAAAGAGTACTCAATTCGTATTCATCCTCGTTCTGGATTATCTCTCAAAGAAGGTCTAACTTTGGCTAATGCTGAAGGAGTAATTGATTCCGATTACATGGAAGAAACATATGTTATGTTAACAAATATTTCAACAAAAAATATTGTTATTCCCAATCTATCAAGAATTTGTCAGGGCGAACTTGTACGAAATAATAAAGCAACATTTGAAGAGATTAAGAAAAGACCAACTCGTGATGATACAAATCGTAAAGGTGGATTTGGTTCTACAGGTTCAAAAGTACTTGACAATTCATCAGCAAATACTATATAATAGATACTCTAGCGCCATTTTGGGCTAGAGTATTTTAAACTTGCTTAAAAGGAGTTAAAAAATGACATTCGCATACGGACGCAGTCTACTTCCTTCAACTGTTGGTTTTGATAGGCTTCTATCTACGCTGGATGAAGCACTAAATATACCTGAGAAGGTACTCACCTCGTATCCACCATACAATATCGCGAAGATAAGCGAAGATAAGTATGTAATTGAACTGGCCGTTGCTGGCTTCAAGAGAGAGGATATTGATATTACTCTTGAGGACAACAAACTAACAATTCAAGGAAATGCAAATAAAGATGAGATCGCAGATAAAACTTATTATCATCGTGGTATTGCTCTTCGTAATTTTACCCGTGTATTTACTCTCGCAGATACAGTTGTAGTAAGTAATGCTGATCTTGTTGATGGACTGCTTGTGATTAAATTACAGAACATCATTCCAGAAAGTAAGAAACCAAGAAAAATTTCACTAATAAATGAAAAAGTTGTTGTGTAAAAAATAATTTCTGAATAAATAATCACACTTACTTTCAACAATCAACCAGTCACCGTGAACAGAAAGTTCACGGTGACTTTCTATCTAGAAAGGATACTTTGATGGAACAATACTGGGGTTATCACACCATGCTTGATTGTCGCGCTTGTGATATTGAATCAATTAAGAGTCATGATAATATCTATAATTTTGCTAAAAGTCTTGTGAATGCAATTGATATGAAAGCTTTTGGGGAACCCCAGATTGTTCACTTTGGCGAAGGAAATAAAGCAGGTTATACACTTGTTCAACTCATTGAAACAAGCAATATCTGTGCTCATTTCTGCAATGATTCAGGTGATGCATACATTGATGTATTCTCTTGCAAACCTTATGATCGTGATGTTGTTCGCGATGAGATTATCAAGTTCTTCAATCCTCGTCAAATTACAGTAAATTATATTGAACGACAGGCATAAAAATGAGTGGCGTATCATATATGGGTCGCCATGTCATTGCCGATCTTCATAATGTATCAACTGAAATTCTTGGCTCCATCAATTTTTGGAAAGATATTCTAATTGATGGAGCCATAAAATCCGGTGCCACAGTTCTAAGTGATCACTTTCATCATTTCGGAGATGGTTATGGTATTACCGGTGTAATTATTTTGGCCGAGAGTCATATTTCAATTCATACTTGGCCAGAAAAAAACTATGCAGCAATTGATGTGTTCATGTGCGGCACTTGCGATCCTGAGGTTGCAATAGATCATATTACAAGCAAGATAAATACTTTTGTTAAGAAAGACTTGATTTATCGTAAATAATTTGATATATTGTAATTAAGTTTTGGAGATTTATCATGAGATATATTGGATACTCAGTCTCTCGCTGTGTGCGTGATATTGTAAAAAAACGCATCAATATCTACGCCATAGAAATTATTATTGGTCGCACTTCAATAGAAAATGAGCAACATGTTGCTGAAGTTGCTCGCTCATATCATAATCTACCAAAAAATGATTATCATTCTTGGTATGATTTGGATTATAATGCGTGTCATTCAGTTCTTTTAGAACTATATCGTGACGGTAAATTACATCAGCCAAAATTATTTGGTAAGTATCCTATTCGTATGGATAATCATTGGGGTGTAATTTCACCATTTCCCATGAGCGCATTTTGATGAAAGCCGTTGTTATCATACCAACAACGGGCGACAAGAAAGTCTTACAAGCAATTAAGAGCGTTGAAAATCAAACTTACGCTAATACAAGTTATCTCATCGTTGTTGATGGTGACAAGTTCAAGCATGAGTTTGATGATCTATTTGTAAATTCCAATTTTTACACGCCACCAAAAGATGTTGTGTATTTAAAGTACAATACTGGAGCTAATGGTTTTTATGGACATCGTATATATGCAGCATTTTCACATCTTGTAAACGAAGACATTATTCTTTTTCTAGATCAAGATAATTGGTTTGAATCTAATCATGTTGAGAATCTTGTTGAAACAATAAAAACACAAAATCTTGCATGGGCTCATAGTCTTCGCAATATCTATGACAAAAATGATAATTTTCTATGTGAAGATGATTGTGAAAGTCTAGGCAAATGGCCAGCATGGAATGGACTTGACAATTTTCATGTAGATACATCTTCATATGCATTTAGACGAGAGTTTCTCATACAAGTTGCATCTTTATGGCACTCTGGTTATGCGGGAGATCGTCGCTTTTTTAATATAGTTAAATCAATACCAAATGCACCATATGGAACGAGTGGCGTATATACATTGAATTATAGGCTTGATGGTAATCCAAATTCCGCATCACCAGAATTTTTTCTACATGGCAACAAGATGATGGAACAAAAATATTACGGAAAATTTCCTTGGAGAAAATTATGAGCAACATAAAAATTGAATACATGCAAAAATATGGATCAAATAAAGTTTTTGTGGAAACAGGAACATATTTGGGTGATACTGTTCAACTTGCACTAGATGCGGGATTTGATTTTGTTCATACAATTGAAGTAAACCAAGGTATGTATGATAAATGCAATTCTCGTTTTCAGAATAATGATAAAGTAAAATTGTGGCTTGGCGATTCGGTAGATATTATTCCAAAAATTGTAGACGAACTAACAGAACCCGCAACATTTTGGCTTGATGCACATGCAAGCGGCCCATTACCGGGAGGAAGATATGCACCTTGTCCTCTTATTTTGGAGCTAGAAGCTATCTATGGTAAAAAGAAATTACAATTTACTGAGAATGAAACAAAAGTATTTCGTGAAAAGTCTTCCATTAATACACATACAATTATGATCGATGATCGTCGTCTTTTGGGCTCAGCTGAATGGGGATATGTGCAAGAAAAGCAAATTATGGATCTTATTTTTGCCATAAATTCAAATTATAAGATTCATTATCTTGATGGTCATCAAGCAAACGATATCATTTGTGCTACGGTGAAATGATATGAAAGATCTTATTCTTGGATGTATAACAAATTATACTTTTGATAAAGTTGCAAACTGGGCAAACTCAATTGATCGTTCTGGTTTTGATGGACATAAAGTTGTCATAGCATACAATGTTGGCTTTGATATTGTAGATGAACTTACCAAAAGAAATTACACCGTAGTTACTTTCAATCGTGATGACGCAAATAGAAAATTTACATATCGTGAGAATTTTAATATTGTAGTTGATCGTTTTTATCATTCATGGCGTGTGTTAAACAATATTGAAGATCAAATAAGATATGTGATCGCTACGGATGTTAGGGATATTATATTTCAACGTAATCCAACGGAATGGTTAGATAATCTTTCTTCTTCTCATTCGAATACATTGATCGCTTCTACAGAAGGAATTAGATACAAGAATGAGGTTTGGGGAAACAATAATATGAGATCAAGTTTTCCTTTTGTTCATGAATACATGTCAAATAGAGTAATCTATAATGCTGGAGTGATAACGGGAAAGTCACATACAATCAAGGATTTATTCTTGAATATCTATATGATTTGTGCTAACATGCCACATACTATTCCTGGTGGTGGTGGACCTGATCAAGCAGCATATAATATATTATTGACAATGAAGCAATATGAAAGTATTACTAGATTTACAAATGCAAAAGATGCATGGGCCGCACAACTTGGAACAGTTGCGGATCCCAGCAAGATAAATCAATATAGACCGCATTTGACAGACTTTGAACCAATAATAAAAAATGGTGAAGTCTTGAACAATGAAGGTCATAAGTATTACATCGTACATCAGTATGATAGAATACCAAATCTTCTTCCACTAATAAATTTAAAATATGGAATGTGAAATGTCAGACATAATTAAAATCAACACGGCAACAAATTCATTTAAAAAAGTAGACAAGCCATTGACAATTGCGGAATATAAACAACAGGGAAAGTGGCCTTTTGATTTTATTTCAGGAAAAGGTCTTGTTAATGTAATTAATGATCATTCTGTTCGTTTGAACAGAAATGTTGTAGGGCTTGAAATTGGTATTTGTAAAGGGGAAAACATTGTTCACTTTTTAGAACAAACAAATAGAATTGATAAAATTTATTGTATTGATCCATATCTTCCTTATATGGATTGGGTTGGTCCCGTCACTCAAGAAGATATGGACCTTTGGTATGATATAACAATAAAAAACTTTGCGCCACATGCAGACAAGATTGTCATGTACAAAGAGGCATCTGATAAGTGTGTAAACAAATTTGAAAATAATCAATTTGACTATATTTTTATTGATGGTGATCATTCGTATCAAGGTGTGACTAATGACTTAAATAACTTTTATGATAAACTAAAAATGGGTGGTATCTTTTCAGGTCATGATATTAATTTACCAGATGTTCAGAGAGCCTTGTCTGAATTTAGATCAACAAAAAATATTCAGAATGAAATGAAATTTACTGATATAAATGTTTGGTACTGGATAAAGTAATGGAGAAAAAACCATTAAAAGTTGGATTTGTTGATGTATGTACTTCTGAATTTTACGAAACAATATTGTCACAAAGATATAAATTAACAATAGATAATGAAAATCCAGATTTTCTTTTCTTTGGCGATGAAAATTTTGGAACAAGAAATTTACAATATTCAAAAGATAAATGCATAAAGATTTTTCATACGGGTGAAAATCGTAGACCAGAAAACTATGATTGTCATTATGCAATGACATTTGATCACAATTTCAATTCGTGGCATTATAGATTACCTGGTTGGGCTTTAGTTCCATTCTTCTATAAAAACTTTGAATTTAATCATATATTCAATGCACATAATATTAGACATCCAAAAACAAAATTCTGTGTATTCATTCATAGAAATGGAAACAACAACGTAAGAAATGCTGCTTTTCACGAATTGTGCAAGTATAAAAAAGTTGATAGTGCTGGACCACTATTTAACAACATAGGTGCTGTGATTAGTCCTGACTATGATGCAAAACTTGATTTTATCAAGGATTATAAGTTTGTTCTCTCGTTTGAGAATAGCCCTCATCCGGGATATGTTACTGAAAAAATCATGGATGGTTTTTATGTGAATTCAGTTCCAATTTACTGGGGTTCGTCAACAGTTGATCTAGACTTCAATGAAAATTCATTTATCAATGCGGGTAAATTTAATTCAATGCAATCGCTAATTGATCATATTATAAAAGTAGATAATGATGATGATCTATATAATAAGATGATGTCTGAATCTAAATTAAAATATGGTATTCCGCCATCTTGTTTGATTTATGAAAATTTCTTAAATTGGTTTGATGCTATTGTATATAATAAAATTAATTCGAGAATTAAATGAAAAAACATAAAAAGATTATAGTATGGGGCGCAAAATATGAAACAGGTCATACCCATGCATTTACACATGCTGCCTTTGTCAAAGGTGCCCAATATTTAAATGAAGAAGTTTATTGGCTAGATGACACCGATAATGTTGATCCTTCATTTTTTGACGATTCATTGATTGTATCAGAACATTGGATAGCAACAACACATCCAAGAAGTCATCGTTTGCCTCTAAGAAAATCATCAACATATTTCATGAATTATCTTGGTAATAAGAAAGGCACAAATAATCCAGGTGCTTCACATTATCTTGATAAAGTTGGTAGAATAATAGATTTTAGATTTGCAAACGACTGGTCTGATAATTACTGGGAATACAAGTATGAACCAGTAAAGTATATTTCTATCAATGATGGATTTTCGCATCTTGAAAAGGGCGAAGAATATGATAATTTCTATAGCATGTGGGCTACGGATCTCATGCCAAACGAGATCAACTTTGATGATTGTCTAACACCTTGGAAAGAACCTAAGCATGTGTTTTTTTCGGGAACAATTCGTCAAGATAATCAAGACCAATTTGAGCCATTCATTCGCGCATGTAAAGAAAATTCTATGACATTTTATTTTAATGATGTTTGGCGTCAGGTGTTAACAATTGAATCTGTAAAGCAAGCATCACTTGATGCATTTTTGGCATTGGAATTACGTCCAAAGTTTCATGTTGATATCGGATATAAATCATGTCGTGCATTCAAAATTATTAGCTATGGACAACTCGGAATGACAAACTCACGCGCTGTGTATGATTTTTTTGATCAAGAAATAGCATTTCATGAGGACCCATATCAACTATTTCATATCGCTTCTGAAATGAGAAATAATGTAAAGACAAGAGATTTGATGTTAAATCAAATGAAAAAAGTTAAAGAAAAGCATACATACGCTAGTAGAATGAAGGATATTATTACAGCTTGTGAAATGTGAGGTTATCATGAATACCATTTTGGTTACTGG